ATATCGTTCTCGGTGTTGTGTCGGTCAATACTTCGTTCTCTACTGAAGAGTTAAAGAGTCAATGGAGATTGGCCGACACTATTTTACGAAAAGACAATGATTGGTATGTATGTATGGAAATAATAGATGCCGAATTTTATGATATTTAATGCTTGACTTTAATAGTTATTTAAAAGTAAATTAATGTTATGAAACAAAAACAACAACAAAACAAAGAGAGGTTATTTGAAATGAATGGTGGTTATTATATAGATGGCGTTCCATACATGGATTGTAAGATTACTGGAGAACCAGTTCGTAATGTAGGTACGGAAGCAACATCTGTCATAGGTAGTAAAGCTGTTTTAGCTAGAATACAACAAATGTTTCCTGAACAAGACAAACCAAAAAGAGTCAAAACTGGTAGACCATCAGGTTGGCACTTTATGAATGAGTTTGTTGATAAGGATGGAAATGTTTTTCATAAGGGTAAAGAACAACCTGATTTAAAAGGTACTTTACCACCTACCAAAATCAAACCTAAAAAGAAAGCAAAACGTAGGTCAAAGGAAGAGATACTTTTGGCTAGACATGAGAAGAAGAAGAAAGTTTTAAAGAAAGCGAAGACTAAACTACAGAAAAAGATTGCCAGGAGATAGTAATGGGTAAACAAGTAAAGAAACATGGTTATAGTTGTAAGTTAGTAAGAGTTGTCGATGGTGACACTTGTGATGCTATGATAGATTTAGGATTTGATGTTTGGGTAAAGAACAGAATCAGATTCTATGGTGTTGATACTTGGGAAAGTAGAACAAGAGATTTAGCTGAAAAAGAGAAAGGTCTGGCTGCTAAGGCTTATGTTAAAGACCTTTTAGAAAATTCAGACGAGGGTAAATTTAGTATTATCTCACATGGTAGAGGTAAATATGGTCGTGTTCTTGGAGAGATATTCGTTAAGGGACACGAGAAGTCAGTTAATGAGTTATTAAAGGAGAATGGACATGCCTACGAATACCACGGCGAAAAGAAAAAGGTCTTTGGTTCCTGATATTAAACTAACCGAAGAGGATATAGAAATTTCATTATTGGAATTGAAGAGACGAGTGGGACCACCCAAGATTCAATTCAGAAAAAAAAGATAAAGTAAGAGAGGTTATATGGCGAAACCAAAAGGTTTTGGTTCTGATACAGGCGGAACTAAAGCAAGAAAAAGAACAAGACAAGGACAAGGGCGAGGTACAAAGTTTAGTACACGAGTTGGTTCAAAGAGATTCAAGAAGAGGTACAGAGGACAAGGTAGATGATTAAATCCGATGTTTTAGACAAAGGTTTTATAGAAGTTGTAGATTCACTTGGTTCTGATTTAACAGTAGTTAACTCTGCTCGTGTATCATTTGGTAAGAGAAAAGAAAAGTGGGATAAGTCAGACGAAAGATTAGTTCGTTATCTGGCAAAATATAAACACTATTCTCCGTTCAGACATCTTCAAGTTCAGTTTCATATCAAAGCGCCAGAGTTCGTAATGAGACAATGGTATAAGCATGTTGTTGGTATTGAGACAACATCTAATAGTTCTACTAAAGACCATGCTTGGAATGAGATAAGTGGTAGGTATGTAGAATATGATGAGTTCTATGAACCAACAGAGTTTAGAAAACAATCAGAAGATAACAAACAGGCAAGTGATGGATTGATTGATGACCAAAAGAATACAAGTATATTATGGACTACTGCCCAACAACATTCAATTTCAGCATATAAAGAGATGTTGAAACGAGGAATGGCAAAAGAACAAGCTCGTAGTATATTACCACTCACATTATATACAGAAGTATATTGGACAGCATCATTTCAGGCAGTAATGAACTTTATTGAGTTAAGAAACGAAAAGACATCACAGATTGAGATACAAGAATACGCCAAGGTTATGTTGGAACAGATGAAAGAAGTATTTCCTAAAACAACAGAACTATGGAGTGAAGCTCATGGATGGATATAAAAGACTTATAAAAGAAGTACCAGATTTTCCAATAAAGGGAGTTAATTTTAAAGACATATCTCCATTATTAGCAGACCAACAGATGTTTCTATCAGTTATTGCTGATATGGGTAGGTTAGTTAAGAATCCTGATTATTGGGTTGGTGTGGATTCTCGTGGTTATCTGTTTGCTTCAGCCATAGCCGTTCAGTTTGGTGGTGGAGTTGTTTGTGCTAGAAAAGAAGGTAAAACACCTGGTGAGTTCGTAAGTCAAAAATATGATTTAGAGTATGGAACTGCTACATTAGAGTTACAACCTGGTAATGGTGATGTGGTTATTGTTGATGATGTTTTGGCTACTGGTGGAACTTTACAAGCAACTAATGATTTAGCAAATAAAGCTGGTTATAATGTGTTGGGTAACATAGTTTTAGTAGATTTAGAATATGTTCCAAGAATTGATAACTTTAATTTAGATGTGAGGTCAGTAGTACAATATGGCTAAGACGAAGATAGGTGCGATACCAAAAATAGTAAATAACTTTAAACCAAAAACAAGTAACCAAAACATTTTCTATAATATAATGGGAGATGAAGATACACAACTTGTATTATGTCATGGGATTGCTGGTACTGGTAAAACTTATGTATCTATTTACAAAGCTCTACAAGATGTATTAAGGAGAGGTACGCCGTACAATAAACTTATCATTATTAATCCAACCGTAGATGTTGGTAATGAAGATAAGTTAGGGTATTTACCAGGTGAGTTGTCTTCAAAAATACAACAATATAACGAGTCTACATTTACTATCTTAGATAAGATTATTGGTAAAGCTAGAGCAACAAAGATGATATCGGATGGTAAATTAGAGATTGGTGTCCTAAACTTTCTGAGGGGAGTTAACTTGGAAAATTGTTATGTGATACTTGATGAGGCTCAGAATGTTTCACCGATGCAAATTAAGACTTTGATGACAAGAATATCAGAAGATTGTAAAATGATTATACAAGGTGACATGTCACAATGTGATAAGTTCAAGGCTAACGGAGTTACAGCTTACGAGAAGAGTGGGTTTTATGATGCTTGGTTCAGATTAAAAGGTGTTGAGGGTGTCAATCACATGGCGTTTAACAGAGAAGATTGTATTAGACATCCACTTGTAAAGAGAATCTTAAAGACATACGAAGATGAACACGAGATTGATTTGAGTCATGACTAATGTTATCAAAAGAGTTTTTAACAGAACGAGGTTATTGTTGTGGACATGGTTGTTTAATGTGTCCATACGAACCTAAACACATAAAAGGAAATACAAATTTAATGGGTTACGGAAATATTAAAAAGAAAACACTTATTGTTTCAGCTCTTGAAATAGAAACACAAGGTCAGTTAGAAGATTACGATGTTTTATATACTGGAGTTGGTAAAGTAAATGCTACATATAAACTAACACAGAAGTTTGGTAAGCATGGTAGTTTTGTTCCATATGATTTAGTAATTAATTATGGAACTGCTGGTAGTAATAAATACAAACAAGGTGAGTTGATAGATTGTACGAGATTTACTCAAAGAGATATGGATGCTACGGGTTTTGGTTTGGAAATAGGACAAACACCATTCGATGATACACCGATAATAATAGAAACTAAATCTGATTTTAATCCAATAGGTAAAGATGGACTTTGTGGTAGTGGGGATAATTTTATGACAGGATTAAAATATGCTTGGTATAAAAAACAAATCGGTGATGTTATCGACATGGAAGCATATGCTCTTGCTAAAGTATGTAACATATATAATATACCTTTTATATCATTCAAATATATTACCGATGATGCTAATGAAGATGCTAGTGTAGATTGGGAAGAGAATGTTGGAAAAGGTATTGTAAAATTTAAGGAAAAAGTGCTTGACAAACTCGAAAATAATTCGTAATTTAGTAGAAATAATAAAGATAAACTATAATGACGTATCGTGAATATAAACCAACTTGGCTACAACAAAAGGTTATGGTTGATGAGTGGGGTAGACCACCAAGTTTAGCAGATGTGCCTTTGACTATGATGACAAGAGAAAAGGCATTTGAAAAAAGAAATTTGACCGAAAGTCAAATAGATGATGTTTATGAAGAATGGATTTTAGAACAAGAGGAGTTACATAATGCCCAAGAAGAAAAATAAAAGTGGTTGGAAAAACTACAAGTGGTTCACATTAAAAGATGGAACTAAGTTTTTAGCTCGTGATGAGCATGACGCTAACCTATTTCGTAAAAAGGTAGGTGATGAGTAAATACTACTATGAAAAAAGTGGTATTATTGATTCTAAAATCAATATCACTTATCACGAGTTATTCCTAAAAACTGATGAAGAACTTGACGAGTGGATTGAAGAAGCTCGTCAGTTCATCATTGAGGATTGGGATGAGCGTGGAATACCACCGATGGTTGGTCAAGATATTGACACTATTATTAAATCATTCAAGAAACTCAGAGAATATGATATTCATGGTTTCATAGAGAAAGCTGATGATGGTCAGAGAAATGTAATCAAGAACTTTAATAAGTTTGCGAATGGTGTGAATCAGTTTTTTCCTACAATGTTAAAGACTCGTATCGGAGATATGGGAGATGGACTAAATTCTATCTATGACAGAATCAAAGAAGATGTTAACAAGCCATTATTTTATAAGGCGATGAAACGAGGTCTTCGTAGAGATTCTATGTATACTTTCAGTAAGTCTTTATCACAAGATAGAAAAGAAAACGAAAAGAATAAGTTACCTTATTGGAATGGTGAAAGTGCTTTAGAGTGGTTAGAATATTATCATAACAATAAGTTGAAGTTTAAGAATCACAGATTATGGATTGCTAAGTCACATCAAGAAAAGTATCTTAAAAGTTATGTTACGATTAACGCTGATGAAATAAAGTATGCTTATGATAAAGGTTTGATTACCGAAGAGATGGTTACAAACTTATGGTGTCCTACACTTAAGTCTAAACTATCTGTTGAAGACCTAACTGATACTGTGATGACCAAGAGTGGTAAATCTAAAACAAATGTTTTCATGATTAGATATTACGATTTAAAGACAAGATTGTTTCCGAAAGCATTTCAGATATTTAGATTAAGTTTAAACTCACAACCAGCAGTTAACTTTCCGCCACTTACTGCTAGATTATTATATGAGAAGTATACAGACCATATTGAACAAGACGAACCATTAAACATTTACGATCCTTCAAGTGGTTGGGGTGGTAGGATTCTTGGTGCTATGGCTTCCAAGAAGAGAATACATTATATCGGAACAGACCCGAATACAGACAATTGGATAGACGAAATAGATAAGTCAAGATACGAGTATGTTGCTGACTTCTTCAATGAACATGGGTTAGAAACAAATCCGTTTTGGGAAGAACCAAAAAATACTTATCATTATTTCTGTTTAGGTTCTGAGCATGTCGGTGACCATCCTGACTATCAACAATACAAAGGTAAGTTAGATATGGTATTTACTTCACCACCTTACTTTGATAGAGAACAATATTCAGATGATGAAGAACAATCATTTAAGGCTTATCCAATGTATTCAGATTGGAGAGATAACTTTCTAAAACCAACATTAACAAATGCTTATGAAAGTCTAAAAAATGATAGATATATCTTATGGAACATTGCTGATATTAAACTATCAGGTGATAACTTTCATCCGTTGGAACAAGATAGTATCGATATCATAGAGTCTCTTGGTGGTGTTTATAAAGGTAAGTTAAAAATGTTAATGGCGTCAATGATTGGAGTTGACCAAAGTAATGTTAAAAATAAAGTAGATGTAGATGGAGTTACAATGAAATATGAACCTATCTTTATCTTTCACAAGCCATGATAGATAAAGTAAATGAAGTTCTTAATCATGCTACAGAAGATGATTTTGAACAAATAATGGATGTTTTTAAACAACACAATAAAGTATTTCCACATATTCGTGGAGATAAAGTCATGAGACAAATTGAAGCTGAAAATGTTGTTTGGGAAGATGGAGTTTTAATTACTTGGAATCGTTATAAAAGAAAACAAAAAGTTGGTGATTATCAAGCACATAGAGGTGATTGTATTCTACATCAGATTGCTGCTCGTGACCAAGGTAATGGTAGTGCTAAAAGAGTGTTTGAAAAGTTTATTCACGAAGGTAACTTTGAAAGGGATGTATTACTTTCAGTTCGTTCAGATAATAAAAGAGCCAGAGCTTTCTATGAGAAATATGGTTTCAAGGTTGTTAGTGACATAGAATGGGGAAAGACAAAACAAGTAAAAGGTAAAGTATATCTGTTAGAACAAAAACCATATTACGAGGGATACTATGACTAAGTTAGGAGTAATAAAACATTTAGATGTAGAACCAGCATTACTAAACTATAGTGCTGTTTTAGACTTTATTGATAATACAGAGTTTTCTAAGGTCAAAACAAAATATAGTAAAGGTGATGATTGGACAGCGATATCTTTACGAGGTTATGGTCCTACACCGTTAGATATTCTAAAACCAAATGTATTAAAAAGTAAAGTTAACGAAAGTGCTGAACTACAAGATACTACACTTATGAATGAAGCTGGTTTTGGAGTTATCAAAGAAGTGTTAGATAAGATACCATCAACATTTGAAAGAGTTAGATTAATGAAGATAAAAGCTAACTCAGGTATCGGAAAACATTCAGATAAGATTGATAAAGACTTTGGGTTAGAAGATGGTAAGATTGTTAGAATCCATGTTCCAATCAGAACCAATGACCAAGTAGAATTTTGTCTTTGGGAAGGTAGTGAGAAGACAACTAACTATCTCAAAGAAGGTCATTATTACTATGTAGATGTTAGGGCACCACACGCCGTGACCAACAATAGTGATGTTGATAGAATACACTTAGTTATTGATACCTATGTAAACAGCGATATATTAGGACTTTTAGGTATTGCAACTTTTTGGTAAAATATCGCTTGACTTTTTCAGTAGAAATAGTTAGCTTTAAAACATAAATTTAATAATAAACAATAAACTAAGGAGAAGTATATGAATACTTTATCAAATCATTTATCGGAAGTGATAAGTGCTAAGAAGAAAGGCTGGAGTTCAAGACTTGCTAAAAGAGTTGGTGAATCCAGTTTTAAGACTCTTGGTATAATGTTACAACAACTATTGATATCTAACGATAGTAATAGAGATGTTGAATTAGAAGAGGAAAGCACACTACTAAATAAACTAAATCATCTTGTCAGATTTGTGTCTGGTATTTCATCAAAAAGTCAGATGTTAATTACTGTATTAAGAGATGGTTTGGATGATATTGGTTATATAAGAGATGATGGTACATTGTCTGGTTTAGCATTAATTGGTGGTGAATATTATGATATACCAACTTTCACACCCAACCAACTTATCAAAGTTATTGAGGACATTGACAATGAATATTCTCCATCATCTGTTGATAGAGAATTTATAGATATGGTAGAAAATGTGTTAGGCGAATATAGTGAAGAAGAAATGAAATTGAAAATTTCGTTAAAGGATATTGTTGAATCTAATGATGAAATTAAAGAATTTTATTTTAACACTACTTTAGGTTATGAAATAAATCTATTGACAATGAAGCAACATGAGTTGGATATGAGAAATGCTAACCTACAACCTAATCCTTGGATAGCATTTCAGTATTATTGGGTGCCTAATAAACTTCATCCAGAGTACAAAAAGGTATTGATTGGAAATAAATTGTTTGAGTTTGTATCTGATAAAGTTGGATTGGCTTCCTCTTCTCCTGGTAAGATATTGGGTAAATTAAATCCACAAGGAAAAGCCATGAAGAAGGCAGAGCAATTGCAGAATCTTATTATATCATATATAGGTTCAGAATTTTGTTCCACTAAAGAAGAGTTTAAGAAGTTTATCGGTATGGTTAGTAGATTTGGTAAACATAATGATGTTCCTGTTTATAATTATTGGACTAAAATGTTTAATAAATTTGTAAAAGAAGTAAGTTATTCTGAAATTACAGAATACTATGAAAATAAATACAAAAAAACCTATGAAAATGATAATTGGGGAAATTCTAAACATGGACCTAACGCTGTTGTGAAAGAGTTAATTAAAAAAACAGGTATGGGAAGTTGTGAAGCTATTGATAAGTTCAACATATCACGAACCGATCATGGAGTCATTTTTATTGCTTATAGTATATGGGCAAAAGGGCTTTATGGAAAAGGTTGGGATAAAACAATTGAATTAATTGTTAATCAATACACTTCAATTTTAGAGGGAAAAGTTAGTCTAACGGCTAAAGTAACTGATGAGTGGAAAAGTGATAATTATTATTTATGGGAAGCACTACAGATGAAATATATTGCTACTTCAATTGAAAGTAGAATTAAATATGTTTTTGGTCCTATGATGGATGGTGTCGAAGAAAATATCACTAAGAAAAAACAAGATAGATATCATGAATCTGTTCTTAGAAAAAAGTCACTAGACCTCCATTATGACCTACTAGAAAAAGAAGTTTTACCTACGAGAATTACTGTTTTTCCACTTGCTTCTAATGGTAGTTTAACTGATACTAAAACTATTAATATGGGAACTGGTGATGGATTACATTGGTTACATCCTAATGACGATGAAAACATGGCTAAAGATGGTTTTTTAGGTGTTATCGATGATAATTTAGTAGAGCCTTTTAAATCTATGGATTGGGCACCTTTTATTGATAACAATGGTATGTACTGGAAATTATTATTAGAACATAATGAGGGTAAAGTTGATAAATTAGAGGGGACTCTCCAAAAGAAAATAAAAAAATCTATTGAGACTCTTGAATATCTATCTGAGTTACAACTTAAAGTATAGGAGATTGGTTATGAAAGAACTAACACCTGAACAAATAGAAAATAATTGGAAGAAGTTAAGAGACATCATTCAGAATACTTTTGATGGCGAGAGATTGGAAAAGTTAAATGAGATGTATGACTACTTTGAAGAAAGAATGTGTCTTGCTCCAGCAAGTGGTAAAGAACACTTTCACAATGCTCATCCTGGTGGGTATGTGGAACATGTTTTACATATTGTAGAGTTTGCTCAACAGATTCATGGAGTGTGGAGTAAGAATGGAGCTACGATGGATAACTTTACCATTGAAGAACTTATCTTTGCTGCTCTTCATCACGACTTAGGTAAAGTAGGTGACTTATCTGAAGACAACTACATACATAATGATTCAGATTGGCACAGAAAGAATCAAGGTATGATTTATAAACATAATCCAAAGTTACAATACATGACTGTTACTGATAGAGCCTGTTGGATACTACAACATTTTGGTGTCAAAATGACAGAGAATGAATATATTGGGTTAAGATTGACAGACGGATTATATGAAGAGGCTAACAAGACTTACTACATGAATTGGAGTAAGGACAATCAGTTGGCGACTAATATTGCTTATATCTTACATCAAGCTGATATGATGGCTAGTAAGATTGAGTATGACGAATGGGCTAGAGGTGACCACGATGTTAAGGTTCAGAAAGAAGTAGAAGTGAAAGAAAAATCACAACAATCTGCTGCTGCTAATCAAGCATTTAAAGACCTGTTTGGAGAGTAATTGTACTTAGATTATTTCGACAAGTTTAAGAACCAAGAGCCATATCTTCACATCGATGAAAAAGAATGGACTTATATAAAGGACACATTCGAGAAAGATGATGTAAAGGAATCTCTGGCAAAAGTCGCTATGGACTATCCGATGCCGACTATGGAGATGACCGAAGAAGATTGTCGTAAGGATTTCAACAAGTTAAAAGGAACTTGGGTTTACGATATTCTGAAGGAAGGAGAATGGTTTGGAAGGTCTGAGGCTGGATACGAATGGCCGTTAAGTTACAAAGGAAAACAGTGGTACTTTGCTAGAAATAATATAGGTAACAAATCATCTAACTATTTCCAACAAGAAAACAGATGGTCAGTAGATGGTTCAGTATCACCTGGTCCCAAACGAACTTGGGAGTCTGAAAAGTTTATGACATCATTGATGGGTTCAGCATATTCACTAAAGATGCCAAAGATTGACCGTTCCACATTAAGAGTAATGTTAGGACTTCGTAAATACATCTGTAGTCAGTTCAAACCAAATGTAGCAAAAGCTATGTACGATTTATTCAAGGTCAAAAATGTCATGGACTTTTCAATGGGATGGGGAGATAGGTTAGCTGGTTTCTTTGCTAGTCAGAATACAGAGTTATATGTTGGTGTGGATCCTCGTAAAGAAAACCATCCGATTTACAGAGAACAGGCTGATTACTACGAAGGACAACTTACGATGTTTGAGACGATGAAAAAGGTTGATTTCTATTGTGAGGCTGCTGAGGACTTTTACTATGATGGTTATGACGACACCTTTGATATTATATTTACATCACCACCTTATTTTAATGTGGAGAGATATAGTCACGATGACAATCAGAGTTGGGTTAGATATAAAGATATTGATAGTTGGAATACTCAGTTCCTACACAAAGCTCTTGATAACATGTTACCTACCTTAAGAAGTGGTGGTAAGCTATGTGTCAATATATCAGATGTTTATGGGAATGCTAAGTGGTCAACAGATAGAGGTTGGTCAAAGATTTGTGACCCGATGAATGAATATCTTGACGAATATAGAGACATGGACTATGTAGGTTGTATTGGTATGGAGATGGCTAAACGACCAAATAGTGGTGGAGCTGGAACAGCCAAGTCAAAAGAATATAGTGAAGAGTCACTACAACTTGCTGAAGAAACAAAAGATATAAGGTTCTGTGAGCCGATTTGGATATGGGAAAAGAAATAGAACAACGATTTAAAAAGTATTATGGTATGGAGCCGTACATTAACATACCACACGATGAATGGCAATTTATACTCAAGGAGTACGAAAAAGATGATATCATAGACGAGTTAGCAAAGGTGTTACATACCTATGAACCACCGATTCAGAAGATAACAGAAGAAGACACGATTGATGCTCTGAAAAAACTAAAATCAACTTGGTGGAATGATATCTTACTTGATGGTGTTTGGTTTCCAAGAAATGATACAAAGTCAGATTACGACCTACGATTTGATGGAGAGTGGAAGTATTTTAAAAGAGTAAATGCTGGTAACAATGCTTCCAATCCATTTCATATTGAGAACAGATGGAAAGTTGATTGGGTTAGGATGCCGAGTGGTTGGAGAACATGGCAAACCGAGAAAGGTATCAAAACCATAATCAGAGCTTATTTTAGTTTAGAAAAGGTTCTAACAGAAGTTAATGAAAATACATTGAGAATGGCGACCACTTTGAGAAAGTATATTGCGTCTCAATTCAAACCAAGTATTGCAAAGGCATTTTATGACTATTTTGGAAGTGTTAATGTACTCGATTTTAGTGCTGGTTGGGGTGATAGGTTGGCTGGGTTTTATTGTGGAGAGACAACAGAATCATATGTTGGGATTGACCCGAACCTTGACAATCACCCAAACTATCAGAGACAAGTTGAGTTTTATGAAAAACAAAGAACATTTTTTGAAAAAGAAAAGAAAGTAGAACTAAAACCACTACCAGCAGAAGATGTTGATTTTACTGAATATAAAGAACACTTTGATACAGTGTTCACTTCACCACCTTACTTCAATACCGAGAAATATTCCGAACATGACACACAGAGTTTCAGAAGATACAGCGAGATAGATAGTTGGAATAAGGACTTTTTACATAAGGCCTTGGGTAACATAATCCCAGCCATGAAGACAGGTGGTATTCTTGCGGTTAATATAGCAGATGTATATTGTGCTAAGAAGAAAGGATATCTTGACATCTGTAATCCAATGAACGACTTCATAAAATCACAAGGACTAAAATACAGAGGATGTATTGGTATGGAAATGACCAAAAGGTTCAACTCTGCTGGTGCTGGTAAAGCTGCGAGTGATTATTTTTCAGATGAGTTTCAAGATAAAGCATTAGAAACAAAAAATGATGCATTTGGTGAACCAATTTGGATATGGGAGAAAAAATAGATTATACTTATTAGTGTATGGACATACCAATTTGGATTTGGGAATGGTTATCCAAATTATTTCATATTTGTATGTTCCTTTACTTGATAAAAATGTGGTGGGATAATTCATGAATCAAGCTGATAGAAAAGAGTTTGAGTTAATACATAACAAAATAGATAATATCAAGTCAGATATTAGCGAAATGAAAACAGAGATGACTAAAGCTCATGATAAGACAGAGGAGTCTCTGAGATTCATGAAAGAAAACCTCTTTAATCCACACGAAGGACTTTGGGCTGAAACAAAACAAAACACTCAGTTCAGAGAAAACTCACAAAAATGGAGAGGTATCATCGGAATAGGTTTTATAGGATTGGTTATTGAAAAAGTCTGGTCAATATTCACACAATAAAATATTAAAACAACTGAACACATGGATGGATTGGTTAGAAGAGCCAAATGAAAACTTTGGTGGATTACCTGTTTGTCCATTTCTAGCACCTGAACGAAAACAAGATAAGTTACTTATTGACTTTTACGATTATACAGAGAACTCTTTATTTGAAATGATAAAGGACTTTGATAAAGATGATAAATATACTACTGCTCTTTATTTACATGTCAATAGTGGAAGAAAACAAAAAACAAAAGACTTTCAAGAATGGGTAACTCATGAGATGGATATGATCGGTCTTGGTCATCTTAAAGCCGTTTGTTTTTCACCTTGGGAGAAAGTTACAAGAAATAGTGTTAGAACAAGAATGGATGCTCCATGTTTTATTACATCTATTACCACACATGAAGCTCTGAACGATGCTTGGAAGAAAATCAAAGTATCAAAATATTGGAAAAATAATCAGGAATAATGCTTGACTCATGTTTGTTTTTATAGTTAGCTTTAGAAGAAATAAGGAGTTAATATGAAATCTAAACAAATAAAACATGGACATTGGAAAGATGCGATTGTTCATTTCAACGGCGTCATGTCCAAAGTCATAGGATTTGATGGTATAGATAAATTTAAAATCCATATCGATGGAACTTCTCTTCCTGTGTGGGTTCATAAAAGTCTTATCGTTTGGTCATGAGTCAACCTGTAAAGTATAGTAAAGAAATAAAACAGATGAGGAAGGTCTTAAACGACCACGAATATACAAGGACATTATCACCTGGTTATCATCAGTTTTTATCAGATATGCACCGAAAGATGGTTAGTGCTAAGAAGATAACACAAAAGATGGAAAAACATATCAATCAGGCATTTGACTATTATAAGAACCATAACAGACCTGATGTCAAAGCTAATAGAGATAGGATGTTGGCTAAAGTAACCAAGTTAAAACATATGTTACTGAAATGTGGTTATACTCAACAATATGAAAGAGAACGAATGGACTTTTTAGATAGTCTAACTGATAGGATTTACATTAAAGGTAATTTGACACCTAAACAGGCTAAATGGGCTAATAGTATGTATAAACAATTTAACAAAAAATTATTGCCATAAAATGCAAAAAAGTGCTTGCTTCGTATGGTATTTTATTAGTAGCTTTATAAGTAATTAAAAGGGAGTTTAATGAGTAAATATTCGGATTTTTGGTTTGACAATCGTAGGACAAGTTTGGTTGATGACTTCTTGTCTGATTTAGATGACAAGCCAGTAAAAAAAGGTAAAGACCACATTGCTCTTGCTGGTCACAAAAGAGCCATTGGTAATTTTGTTCGTATCGTAAGTGGTCAAAACATTCCTGTCAAGTTCCCTTCTCGTGGAGATAGTTATACTGATGGTAAACAAGTTACTATCGGTGCTAATATTAACGAGAAGAACTTTGACTATGTTGTTGGACTTGCTCTTCACGAGGGTAGTCACATTGTTCATTCAGATTTTGAAGCATTCGGTAATGTTCGTAGAATGGATTCCATTAGAGGTTTCAAGTTAGATAGTGAAAAGATGGAGTTCTTTCGTGGTATTATCAACTACATTGAAGATAGAAGAATCGATAGTATTGTCTTCAAGAGTTCACCTGGTTACAAGGGTTACTACCATAGTTTGTATGAGAAGTATTTCAATGGTAAGAAAGTTGCTAAAGGTCTTGGTTCTGAGATGTATCGTGAGTTGGACTTAGAATCTTATATGTTTCGTATTGTTAACTTCACTAACCCATCTACCGACTTTAGTGCTCTTCCAAGATTGTTAGACATTTACAAACTGATTGACATGAAAAACATTCTAAGACTAAAATCTACTGATGACGCCATTCAGTTGGCTAAGTCTGTTTGTGAGATTGTGTTCGGTATTATTGACTCTGTTGCTAAAGGTGATGGTCAAGGTCAAGGCACTAATGAAAACTCCGAGAATGGTGAAAATCAAGAGTCTGAGGGTAGTTCTGATGGTGGAGGTAGTGGAACTGAGGTTGACACTGGTGATTCTCAAATGACTCCTGATGGTGGTCAACCTGGTGATTCTTCTGATGACTCAAGTAACGGAGAAAAACTTTCAGATAGACAAGAAAAACAAATCAAGAAAATGTTTGAAGACCAAAAACAATTCTTAGATGGTAAGACTAAAAAAACTCAGTTGTCTAAAAAAGATAAGAAGATTGTTGATGCTCTTTCAAACTCAAATACTGAGTTGGTTGAAGTTGGTGATGGTAGAATCGGTAAGGTTGGTACTGTTGTGATTCCAGCACTAACTAAAGAACTGATTGATAGTCGTGCTTTTCCTTACTTCTTTCGTAGTCTTGATGCCACTCATTATGAGTATGATAGGTCTTATGGTGGTGGTAAAGAAATGATTGAAGCCATTAACGAGGGTATTAGACTCGGTGCTATTCTTGGTAAGAAACTTAAGATTCGTGGAGAAGAAAAAGACTTGATTTTTACAAGACAAAACACTGGTAAGATTAACAAGAGATTAATCTCTGAGTTAGGTTTTGGAAACTCAAATGTCTTTTCACAAATTCAAAAAGAGAAGTTCAACAAAGCTAACTTACACTTGTCAATTGATGGTTCTGGTTCTATGAGTGGTACTAAGTTTGCTAAAGCCATTAAGTCTGCTGTTGCGATGTGTAAAGCTTCTGAGATGGCTGGTAACATTAGTGTGACTGTTGATGTGAGATATACTCATGATAACAAGCCTGTTGTAATTGTTATTTACGATAGTAAAAAAGATAACATGACTCACATTAAAACCTTTTGGAAAACTCTTAGAGCTGCTGGAGTTACTCCTGAGTCACTTTGTTTCGAGGCTATTATGAAGAAGTGGTTACAAGGTTCTACTGGTGAAGATAACTACTTCATCAACTATTCAGATGGGGCGCCTTGGTTCTCTACTGATGACAGAAGTAATAGTGTTTACTACGCTGGAGATAGAGCCATTGACCACGCTAGAAAAATGGTTAAGATGATGAAGAACAATGGACTAAAAATCATGAGTTACTTTATCTCTGATGGTTACATGAGTGATTCTGATAAAGATACTTTCAGTAAAATGTATGGTAAGGATGCTAGTTTTATTGATTGTACTAATATGATGAATGTTGCGAAGTCAATGAATCAGAAGTTCTTACAGAAGTAATGGAGTTGATTACAATCATAATTTTACTTCTGTTTGGACTTTTGTTCTTAGTCGAATTACAAGATGTAAAAAGGCATAAGGATAATTTAAAATGAAATATATAGATAAAGTAGAAAAGCTCATTACCGAACATGTTGAACGATGTAGACGGAACATACCGTGGAGTGAAGAAAACAAATCTGTGGCTAGAGAAATCATGTTGATATTTTTTGATGAAAGTTTTTTGGAGTTAGATGAAAACGATGAGTAAACCAGCAAACATAAGTCACGACAACTTGCTAAAGAAGCTAGAAATGCTGGTAAAGTTATGTGAGGAAACTGAACCTACACCAAAACAACTTCTGAAAATGTCTGGTGAGAAAAATTCTGACATGACCGATTTATTTACACCTGAGATGATTGATGCTAAGTTTTATCTTGAAGAGGTCAAGGCTGAAGAGTACGACAACTATTCTGTTATTGATATAATGAGGGCTTGTAATACTATCTGGCGATGGAGAATGAAAGTTAAAAAAGATGGGTGGCCGGATATGAGTAGTATTGAATATATCTGTGGCGAACATATCAAAAAAAATGAGAAGATTACAGCAATCAAAAGGTATAGACAATACATGAAAGACCGAGATAAAGAGGTTGGTTTGAAAGAAGCTAAAGATTGGGTGGATAGGTTGTCGATTAAGATGGACTTGGACTAAATGAGAGATTTGGGGAAATTTTTTTTGAGGGTTGTATATATAAATCATAATTATTAATATAGGAGATAAGTAATGAAATTAGAAGAAATAGTAGATAGTTTAATAGAGTTGTCAACACACGAAATGCCCGAAGAAGCTCGTCAATCCCTTGATGATGCCATCGACCATATCGTATCAAGTATGACCGAACACGAATTACATGGTGTTCTCGGTAAAACCATGATGGATGAAATTAAAGACCTCGCTAACTTTGATGTCATCGGTAATCCACCTCCCGTTTGGAAAGAAGAAGGTGATGAAGAGGAGATTCAGGCTATCAAGTCAATGATAGAGGGTAATATTGCGGTTGCCTAAACATATCACCGTTCATCGTCAAAATTGGGTTCGTATGATGTATTGTATGAAACATCTTATGACATTACATCCCGAATACAAGGCAATGATTGAACCATTCTATAAAGAGTTATACGAGAAGTATCCATATAATGAAGAAGACCCGTTTGACTTTGGTGACGATGGGGCTAGATTATCAAAACCAAAGACCAGCATTGAACGTCACCTTGATGAACTCGTGGAACTAAATAATAAGGAAAAAGAAGATTTTCAAAAAAGTTTTGACTTCATGATTTGGGAGATGGGATTAAAGCTTCCGTCATGGGATAAAAAGAAAGGTAATGATAATGACAAGAACTAGCGAGTTTCAAATATTAGAGCTATTGGAGTCAATGACAAAGACATCCGATAGAATTATAGAAGTATTAAATAGAATAGAAGAAAGGTTAGAAAAATATGATAAAGCGTAATCCTTGTAGAGTAAAAAAGATAAAGTATACCGAAAATGGTGCCGAGTGGTTTGAACAGCGTGGGTATGCTCAAGAACGTAAAACTATCGATGGTGAAGAACAGGTGTTTGTGATGGAAGGTGGAGATACGGGTATTGGCTATTGGTATCCAAGTAGCGAAGTTACCTTAACAAAAGGTAAATGGTCGAATAAAACCAAAAATCCGAGTAAGAAGTCTATGTGGACAAGAGCAAAATAAAATGTTAAATGCTAACAAGTTAGGTTACTATCTTTGGAAGCGAATCAATCAAGACCAAGACCGTTATAGAAGAGAGCGACCAATGAATATGTGGGGACTATATATCAACCAAGCCGACTTAAATAGTTATATTAGAGATTACTTTAATTATGGGTTTGATTGGGATGAGACATCGAAAGAGGAACTATGGGAACATCGATATTGGGATGAAAAAGATGACGACATATAAAGTGTATATGGTAGAATGCTCGGATGGAAGTATTTATACAGGTATAGCGACAAACATAGATAGAAGAATGGAACAGCATAGTAAAGGTATAGGAAGTAAATATGTACGAGCCCGATTACCTATATCACTTCAATGGTCATCCGAGAGTATGGACTTATCTTCTGCTCTCAAGATGGAGCATCATATTAAGTCGTGGAATAGGGAACGTAAATTGGAATGGATAACAAATCATGAATAAAGAAGATAAAGTTCGTTACTTTGAATATCTTGTTAACTCATATGATAAGGGAATAGCAAAGATACGAGGTGACCATCCCAAAGAA